GACAATGTGCGCGGCAAACGCAATAACGGTCAATGACCCTGCTGGAAATCGTAAATTTACTAAACAAAAATCAACAGGAAGGATTGACGGTATGCAAGCACTAGCGCAAGCAGTTGGAGTTATGCCTCAATCTTTTGAAGAATCAGATGCTATTGAACAAGGCTTTGTATCGCTATGACACTAATCCAGCGCATTGCGAATGTATTTAAACCGCAAGTAAAAAATCAAACATATACAAGTAGCGATTCACGCATTATTGATTTGCTAGGCGGTTATCGTAACGCTGCTGGCTATGCTGTAAATGAAGAATCAGCCATGCGCGTATCTGCTGTGTATGCTTGCGTTCGCCTTATCGCTGGTGCAGTTGCTACATTGCCATTACACATATATGAGCGTAGTGCAGAAGGCCGCAAAGAGATTGATTCGCCATTGTGGTACTTGCTTAATGAATCGCCACACAAACGCTGGACAGCAGCTAGTATGTGGGAATGGGTGATTAAATGTAATTGCTTACGTGGTGATGCTTTTATCGTATTAATTCGCAATGCGGCTGGCGTAGTCACTGAAATGCGCCCATTACACCCAAACATGGTGCGCGTACATCGTAACCTAGACCGACTTGAATATTATGTAAACGAGTATGAGCGTTACTATGGCGTTGACCAAGACGATATGTTGCACATTGCTGGCTTTGGTTTTGATGGCGTACATAGTCAATCAGTCATAGAAAATGCAGCGTTTCAATCTATTGGCGTGGCATTAGCTACTGATGAATATAGCGGCTCATTCTTTGCCAATGGTGCAATGACCAAGCATTTAATTAGTTCAGATAAAAAAGTAAGCCCTGACCAAGTGGATGAACTTCGAAGAATTTACAGCGATAAGTACGCTGGAACAAACAATAGCGGTAAGCCTATGGTTTTATCAGAAGGCTTAAAACTAACAGAATTAAGCATGACAAGTGCTGATGCTGAATTGCTAGATTCTCGCAAATACCAAGTGATTGATATTGCTAGAGCGTTTGGCGTACCGCCTCACATGATTGGCGCTCAAGAAACTACGAGTTCATGGGGTAGCGGTGTTGAACAAATGTCTATCGGCTTTGTTAAGTACACGCTAAACCCATATTTAAACCGAATCACTGACGAGATTAACCGCAAGATTTTCCGCACTTCACGCTACTACATTGAATTTAATCTTGATGGCTTGTTGAAAGGTGACAGCAAGGCAGAATCAGAAGCGCTAAGACAAGCGATTGGCGGTTCTCAAGGTATTGGCTGGATGACACCAAACGAAGTAAGAAAAACCAAACACTTACCACCGATTGAAGGCGGTGATGTGCTGTATGACCCTAAAAACTTAGGCGAACCGCCTTTAGTTCCTGAAACAACAGAATAAAAGGATTTGCCATGCAATTACTAAAATTATTACGTGATAACGCTAACAAGCCAGTAAATAACTTGCGAGTTGAAAATAAAGATAATGGCGCAGAAATGTATCTTTACGACATTATTGATGACTATTTTGGCGTAAGTGCAAATGATTTTAATAAGGAACTATCAGCATTAAAAGGCAAGCCAGTTAGCTTGCATATTAATAGTGCTGGCGGTGATGTTTTTTCAGGTCGTGCTATGGCATCCGCAATCGCTAGTCATGGCAACGTTACAGCGTACATTGATGGCCTAGCGGCTAGTGCTGCAACCTACGTGGCTTTAGCTGCAAAAGAAGTGCATATTGCTGATGGCGCAATGTTTATGATTCATAACGCATGGTCGCTGGCATATGGCAATAAAAACGATATGCGCGACACAGCCGACTTGTTAGAAAAAATTGATGCAACTATTGTTAATGACTACAAGAAAAAAACAAACCTAGATGAAGCTGAAATTGTAGCCATGATGGATGCTGAAACTTGGCTTAATGCTCAAGAGGCTTTAGACAAGGGCTTTGTTGATTTTATATTTAACGGCAAGAAAATTGATAACACTTGGGATTTATCAGCATACAACAATGCACCAGTTATTGAGAAAGAAGAACCGATTACCAACCATTTACGCGAGGCTTGCGAACGCAAGTTGCGCTTATTGAAGTCTGCCTAGCCTAAAGCAAAGCAACTAGAACTAGCCGCCAAGTGCGGCTTTTTTTACGCCTGTACCAACCACCATTTCGGTGGTTTTTTTATTTTGAACCACTGACAAAGGAATTAACTATGAGTATCCAAAATTTGCGTGAGCAAAAAGCGGCTCTAGCAAAAGAGCTTAATCACATGATTGCCGAAAAGGGCGATAAAGTTTGGGATGTGACAGACAAAGCAGCGTTTGATGCAAAAGCAGACCAGATGGAAGCCATTGATGGCACTATCGAACGTCAACAACGTATTCTCGACATGAACGCAGAGCAAGAATTTAAAAACGTTCCTAAAATTGACTTGAACAACAAGGCCGCTGTAAAAGTACGTGATTTATATGCGCGTATGTTACGCGATGGCGCTCAATCATTGACCATTGACGAACAGAAATTGATTCGCAATACATTGTCAACGACAACCACAACTCAAGGTGGTTATACAGTGCAATCAGAAGTAGCCAAAGAATTGATTGACTTGCTCAAAGGCTACAAGGGTATGCGTGATGTAGCACAAAACATTACCACAGCTAATGGCGCACCTTTAAGCTATCCTACAAGTGATGGTCGTTCAGAAACAGGTGAAATTGTTGCAGAAAACGCGACAGCGGCAGCGGCTGACCCTGTATTTGGCACTGTGTCATTAAACACTGTTAAATTCGGTTCTAAATCAATCGCTGTGCCAGTTGAATTGTTGCAAGATTCAAGCATTGACATTGTAGCAATGATTAACCAGCGCGTGGTTGACCGTATTGGTCGCATCCAAAACAGCACTTTCACCACTGGCACTACTGGCTTATTTTCAGTAGCTGGCACAGGTAAAACAGGCACAACAGGCCAAACATTGACCGTTATCTATGATGACTTGGTTGATTTGGTTGATTCAGTTGATTATGCGTATGCGGTTAATCCAATGAAATGGATGTTCAACCAAACAACTCGCAAAGTATTACGCAAAATCAAAGATACAACAGGCCGCCCAATCTGGACGCCTGGTTACGAGTTAGGCGCTACTGCTGGTACACCTGATACATTGCTTGGCTACGATGTTGTTATCAACAACGATGTAGCTTCACCTGCGGCTGATGCTAAAACAATCGCTTTCGGTGACTTATCTAAATACATGATTCGTGACGCAATGGAATTGACTATGTTCCGCTTTGAAGATTCAGCATTTATGTTGAAAGGCCAAGTCGGTTTTGTAGCATGGGCGCGTGCTGGTGGTAACTTACTCGATACAGCAGCAGTTTCACTTTATGCGCACAGTGCAACATAATTAAGGTGTAATTATAGTATAATTATCCTATGGGTAAATATACTAAAACACCAAAGCAAGAAAAACCATGTAGAAATTGCGGGAAGGCATTTTTAGCTTTCTCGCAATCTTCTTATGCGTGTTCAAAAATATGTAGAGATATTTGTATATCAAAAGAAAGAAAAGAGCAGCGAAAGCCTTTTGTAAAGACGCTATCAGAATTTGAATGTATTTTTTGCAAAACCCTTTTTACTCAAAAATACACATGGCAGAAATTTTGCTCAGTGCTGTGTCAAACGCGAGATAGAAACTCAAGGAAAGAAAAGGCGCAACAGCCTTTGATTGACGGTAAGCCACGTAGGCCTACTTATGGAAAGCCGCAAACGCAAGAGCACGTTGAGAAAAGAATAAAATCTTTAGCTGATAGCCTATCCAAGCAAAAGCGAAATTGTGTTGTGTGTGAAAACGAATATACGCCAACAAAGGCGGCACAAAAATACTGTTCTGGCAGTTGCTGGCAATCGGCAAACAGGAAGCCTAGAGAAAACAGAATATATCTACCAGCGGCTGAATACCAAGCCATGATGGAAAAGCAAGACGGTAAGTGTGCTATTTGTAATAGCGAGGGTGGTTATCAAAATAGGCCTGGAAAGCTTGCTGTAGACCATTGCCATATAAGCGGAAAAATACGAGGCTTACTTTGCCATAGGTGCAACACTGCTATAGGACTGTTGAAAGACAATATAGAAAATTTAAACAGTGCGATTAGGTATTTAGAAACGCATTAATTAATTAAAGAACAAAAACATAAAGCCTCATTAATTTGGGGCTTTTTTGTATGTGTATTTATCAAAGGACACAATTATGGCAAAAGCAGAAAAAGTAGAAACCGCACAATTAATTAAGGCTAGATGCTTGCAGCGCTTTAGCTATGGCGGCAAAGATTACAAAGTTAATGACGTTTATCAAGGCGAGAAGTCAGATATTGAAACACTAACTGGCAATGGCTTTGTAGATGCTCATAAAGACGCAGTGGCACACGCTGAAAGCCTTAAATAATGTCTGTTAAGGTCATTACGCCAGCCGCGACTTATCCAGTTACATTGGCGCAAGCGCGTACACATTTAAGAATTACGCCATATGGTGACCCATTGGCACACCCTGACGATGACTATATAAGCACGTTTTTAATCCCAAGTGCTACTGCATGGGTAGAACAGTACATTGACCGAGCGTTAATTACTCAAACGGTAGAGTTAGCTATTAATGAGTTTACCGAACGTGTTTATTTGCCATTAGGTAACGTTCAATCAGTCACTACGGTTAAAGCATTGATTGATGGTGTAGAAACAACGGTTAGCACTGATGTTTACGGATTAAATGACTATTCACAATCAGCTTATTTATATTTAAAAAACGAGCAAGTTTGGCCTGAAATTGATGATGTAGATAATGCAGTAAAAGTGCGTTATGTAGTCGGCTACTTATCTGTGCCAGCACCGATTATTTCAGCTATTTATTTGCTAATAGGTCATCTATACGAGAATCGTCAGCAAAACGTTAGTGGCGTGAGTTTAACCGAGTTGCCAATGGGTATTTGTACGCTATTACAAACATATCGCCTTAATGTAGGTGTGTGATGAACTTAGGCAAACTTGACCGCTATATCCGCATTGAACAAAAGACAGTCACAACAGACCCTGACTTTGGCTCAACGATAGAAACATGGACAACCTATAAAGAGTGTTGGGCAAGCGTGCAAGATATTCTAAGTAATAACCAAGAGGCCACAAAAACAGATTTACGCCTAGCGACACGCCCATGCAAGATACAAACTCACTATGACAGCGGCATTGATTCAACTATGCGTATCGTGATGCTAGACCGTGACGATAGATTGCTACAAATTACTAGCGTACCTGCTGAAATTGGCAGAAGGCAAGGGCTTGAGTTTATGGCCGAGAATTACAGCGCATGAACTTTACTAATTTAAAGGGCGGTAAAGAGATTCAAGAAT